GGCACGCGCACGATCCCGCCGCGTTCCGTGCTTGGATTGGCGGCATCGCGCAAGACGCAGGACGTGCTCAAGCTAGTGGGCGAGAGCGTGCAAATCGCCTTCCTGGGCGGCGCGATCAAGACCGCATCGCTGCCCAAATTGCCGCAAGAATGAACACCAGTCCGACCACGACGAAAGCGGCAATAAACATGCCCACGCCGCCGCTGTTCCACATCGCCCAAACGAACAGCCCAGTCAGCGCCAGCAGCAGCAGGATGATCGGCACCAGGATGATGGCAGCAGTCGTTGCAAACAAACCCAATGGCGTCAGCCACCACGGACGTTGATTCCCCTGCGTGGGGAACGGCCAATTTTTCATAGGAATCTCCATGTTCGAGGCATACAAGATCGGCATAAAACTGTCCTTGCTGGACGGTGTGACAGCCGGGCTGTTAGCAATGTCCGGGCATTTTCGCACCGTTTCGCGTGAGGTGGATACCTTACAGGCGAAGATGGCGCGATTCAAGGCGCTAGGCGGCATTGGCCTTGGCGCAGCCGCTGCCGGTGTCGGCATCCTGGCGTCCCTAAAGCCGTCCATTGATGCCGCAATGCAGTATCAGCAGCGCATCGCACGCATGAAGCAGATGGGATTGACGACTTCTGACATGCGTTCAGCCGAAAAGGCCGCGTGGGCGGTGGGCCGGTCTGTGCCAACGTCCAGCCCGACCGAGGCGCTGGACACAATTATGCACCTGCGCATGGTGTTTGGCGACACCGCAGACGCCATTAAAAACTTGCCGACCGTGCTCAAGATGGAAGGCGTGCTGAACAACGCCGGGCTGAAAGGCGATCAGTCCTATGAGATTGCGAAAACGCTGGAAATGATCGGCGCAACCAAGACGCCGGAAATGTTCAACAACTATGCCGACGCGATCACTAAAGGCATCATCGCATCCGGTGGAAAGGTACAGGCCGCCGATTATCTGTCGGCGGTCAAGTACGGACGCACAGCGGCGCAGGGGTGGAGCAAAGAATTCATCGAGTTTTACCTCCCGACGCTGATTCAGGAAATGAAGTCTCGCGGCGGATCGGGCGGCGCTACAGGCGGCCCAGGGAATCCGCTGATGTCCATGTATGCGGCCATTGTGCAGGGCACCGTGGCGCAGAAATCGCTCGGCATGTTCCAAAAACTCGGACTCGTTGATCCAAGCAAGGTTGTCTGGACGAAGAGCCATATGATGCGCGGTGTTGAGCCTGGCGGGATCAAGGGATGGCGCGATTTCATGTCAAACCCTGTCGATTGGGTACAGTCCTACCTAATGCCAGCGCTGCAAAAGGCCGGGATCACCGACCGACAATCGCAGGTTCAGGCGATCAGCTATCTTTTCCAGAATCGAACCGCTGGCTTTATGGGCGTGCAGATGGCCGAGCAATACTGGAAATTCCAGCGCGACCGCAAGTTGATTGAAGACACCAAGGGCATCAACAATTACAGCGAAATCATGAAGATGTCGCCTTCCATGCAAGAAAAGGCGATTCACGCCCGCATGAATGCGCTGAAAACAGTAGTCGGCTTGCAGCTTGTCCCCTTGATCTTAACCGTGCTACCTAAAATCGTTGAGTTCATCCAATCCATCGTCAATACCGCTCAAGCTCATCCAACCGCGCTAAAACTATTCGTCGGATTCTTTGCTGCGCTCGGGGCATTGCTGACAGTAGTCGGCACGGTTACAAGTTTCGTCGCTTCGCTCGGCATTATCTCGATAGCGTTCCCGGCGCTTGCCGCAGGTGCTGGTGCTGTTGCCACGGCGCTCGGCCCAGTGGTGCTTGTCCTTGCTGGTCTTGCCGCCGCAGGGGCGGCGGTTTATGGCGCTTATAAATGGCTGACGGGCGATCAGAAAAAGCCACTCAGCTTCGCAGAAAACGTTGCGGCAAATAATTTTGCGCCAAAGACAGGCCTGACATCGACAATGGCGTCAATGATGAGATCGCCAAAGATGGCGTCAGGTGTTCCGATTACTGATTCTGACATTATGGCGGCGTCACGTTATTTGCCGCCTAGCCCAGAAAAAAGCCAGCATGAGATTCATACACACGTGCATCTGGACGGTAAAAAGGTTGCAGAGTCTGTCACAAACTGGCAAGCAACCGCTGCTGCAAAACCGCCAGCAGGCCCGAATCAGATCATGTGGGGGCTTGGCTTGAACAATCCGTCTCTCACGTCGGCGCTGCGCTGAAATGGCCGATATCGCATTCATTCTGACTGCCAATGATGGCAGCAGCATCACCTTTGATGATGTAGAGCTGCCGCAGTCCGTCGCATGGGGTGGTGAGCAAGCAATGGCTGTGCATCAATTGATCGGCGGCGACCGCGTGATTGATTCCCTAGGTGCAAAACCCGCGCCTGTCGCGTGGGACGGCATCCTGTTTGGTCAAACAGCCGTCGAGCGCGCCCGGTATCTGGACACCGTAAGGCAGGGCGGCGCGGCTGTGGTGCTCACCTGGGATGAATTCGCCTATGTGGGCGTGATCTCGCGCTTTTCGGCAAACTACCTGCAACCGTGGCATGTTCGCTATTCGATCACAATCGAAGTGATGCGCGACACCACAAGCGCGCAGACAACTGCCCCACAGGAATCGCTGCTCGCCCTGCTGAACAATGACACGGCCAGCGCGTCGTGCCTTGGTAATCTGATCGGCGATTCGATACTGACAGGACTTCTCGGCTCGGTGTCAATCGCCGTGCAGTCGCTCAACAGCGTGGTGGAAGCGGTCACGGCCCCGATTGCCGCCGCGACATCTTGCATTCAGCAGGCAACGACCACGGCTCAATCGGCGCTTGCAGCAATTGTGCAGCCACTTTCACAAGCACAGACTCGCGTGCAACAGTTGATGGGTAGCGTGGACAACGCGGCGTCCGACATGCAGGGGCTGACATCGGGCGTGTACAATGGCGCTACACCGCAGGCGATCCAGTCGCTCACCACGGCAAACCTGGGTTTTGCCAATGCGCAGCCAGTTTATGCACTTAATGCCGTACTCGGGCGCATGCAGTCCAACATTTCGGCAGGTCTGCCGGGCGCATCGGCTAAGATGCTTGCGGTCAACGGCGGAAATCTGCAAAGCATCGCAGCCCAGCAGTACGGAGACGCGACACTGTGGCCGTCGATTGCTAAGATCAACGGACTGTCTGATCCGAATCTTCCTGCCGGGGCCATGACGCTGCAAATCCCGTCTCCATCCGTGGCGAATGGGGGCCTATGAGTGCAATACGATCTCCGCGCTGGTGCGTCATGCTAGGCGGCCAGCCGGTTATACCGGTGTCGTGCAGCGTTACCACAAACCCGATGTTCCTGGCCGACGAGTTCGAGATCGTACTGGCGGCCAGCAGCAATCCGATGGCGCAGGCATGGCCTCAGTGGGCGGCTTACACCTCCATGCAGGCCGAAGTCAGGGCGGGTTTCCCCGCTGATCCGCAGAACTGGACATCCGACGAACTCACGCCGATGATTTACGGAGACGTGGATCAAGTCGCCATTGATCTGCTGGCCGATACGATAACCCTTTCAGGCCGCGACCTGACGCATCGTTTCATCGACCAGAAAACGCCGCAGAAGTGGCAGAACCTAACGCCATCGCAGATTGCCGATCAACTGGCGCAGCAGAACGGCCTGAAAGCGCAGATCACGCCGACATCTGGGAACACCAAAGCCGGGCATTTCTACAGCGTGGATCATGTCCACCTGACCACCAACGAGACGCAGTGGGACTTGCTTACTTATCTGGCGCAGCAACTCGGATGGGTGTGCTATGTGCAGATGGATACCTTGGTTTTCGGCCCAGGTGGACAGCCTGGGAGCAATGACTACATCGTGCAGGCCCCAATTCCGTGCCAGCCGACACAGACAGACGTGGTGCGCCTGATGTTCGCCCGCAATCTGACCGTTGCCAAGGGCATCGTAGTGGAGGTGCGATCATGGAACGCGAAGCAGGCAAAGGGGTTTACCGTACAAGCCAAAGCGCATCCGAACGTCAAAACCGCGCTGGCAGGTAAACGCCCCGGCATGAGCCAGACCATCGGAGGCGATGCACAGGTATTCAGCTACACATTCCCAGGGCTGACTGTCGCTGAAGCGCAGTCCAAGGCGAATGCGTTGCTGGCCGAGATCAGCAAGCAGGAGCTGCGCGTGATGATAGACATGCCGGGCGATATTGCGCCTAGCAAAGGCCAGATCGTGCGCATCAAGGGCACCGGCAGCGTGTTCGACCAGCCCTTTTACCCATTCCAGGTACATCGTACGATGGATATGCAAAACGGATTCGCTATGAGCATTAACGCGAAGAACCATTCGCCCAATTCGACGGTACTGGCATGAATCATCTTGTCAACCAAATGATGCAGCGCATGGGCGCTCAGGCCGCCGGGACATTCACGGCTCGCATGGGCACAGTGTCAGCCTACGATCCCGGAACCTACGCCATCAAGGCAGTGATCGAGCCAGAAAGCGTGGAGACGGGCTTCATGCCTATGCTCTCTCCGTGGGTGGGCGCAAGTTGGGGCGCGTTCTTCGCGCCGGAGATCGGGGCGCAAGTGCTGATCCTGTTCCAAGAGGGCAGCTCTCAAGTCCCGGTTGCCGCGCTGTTCGCTTTCTCGACGGCCAAGCCGCCCGTATCCGTCCCAAGCGGAGAAATGCTGCTTAAACACCAAAACGGCAGTCTCCTGCATTTCGACAATGGCGGCAATGTGACGATGACGGCCAATGCCGCCATGACGCTCAACGCGCCCGGAGGGTGTACCATTAACGCAAACACCACGATCAACGGCAACGTGCAGACAAACGGCAATATCCAGGCCAGCCAGAACATCAGCGACCTGAACGGTACGCATGGATCCATATCCTCTCTACGCAACACCTATGACAGCCACACGCACGGCGGCGTGCAGCCCGGCGGCGGCAACACATCTACACCGAGCACAACAGTATGAGCATCGCCCACTGGTACGGAAACGACATTCAGCTCGCGCCCAATGGCGACGTGGCGATTGCCACCGGCGTCGACCGCGTATCGCAGCGCCTGCTGCGCGTGTTGCTCACCAGTGCGCAGGATTACCTCTGGCATCCGACCTATGGTATCGGAGCTGGTAAATATATTGGCGCAGCATTGTCTCCCGCTGTCCTTGCCGCCCTCAAGGCGAAATTCCGTGGCCAGATTCTATCCGATACCGATGTTGGCACGAATCCATTGCCAAAAATCATTTTCGACACAGCGCAGCCGAACCTGCTGGGCGTGACCATTCAATACAACTACCGCCCAAGCGGACAGTTGCAAACTTTGAGCTTCAATATCGCCAATGGCTAATCTGAACACTCTCACTTTCGCGCAGGTTGTCCAACAGATCGCGGCGGCGGCGCAAGCGCAGTCCCCTCTGCCGTTTAATTTGGGCAGCCCTGAGCTTGCTTTGGCCGAAGCCGATGCTGGCGTGGTTATGTGGCTACAAAGCCTGATCGTAGAAGTCCTGACCGAAACACGAGCCAGCACATCGCAGGGCGCGGATTTGGATTCCTGGATGGCCGATTTCGGCATCGTGACGCGCAAGCCAGCCATAGCCGCCACAGGGAACGTGACGTTCTCCAGATACACCGCGACGGCGCAAGCCGTCATCCCGGTTGGAACATTGCTACAGACATCGGACGGAACGCAGCGATTCACTGCCATTGCGGACACCACGCAATCTGCGTGGAATTCGACATTGAACGCCTATGTCATCCCAGCGGGCACGGCTTCTGCGAACGCCACCGTGCAAGCCGTCACACCTGGAGCGGCGTGGAACGTCAACGCGAACACGATCACCACGATTGCGCAGGCATTGCCTGGTGTTGATACGGTTACGAATTCGCAACCATTTACAAACGGCCAAAACGCCGAGAGTGACGCCGCACTGTTGCAGCGCTTCCAGCTCACCCTGGCCGGACTGAAAGACGGCATCAAAGCATCCGCTGCTGCAGCGATTGAAGCGCTGCAGCTCGGCGTGCAATTTTCCATCGTCGAGAATCAGACACTTGCAGGGCAAACGCAGAATGGCTTTTTCTACGTCATCATCTCGCCCTACAACACCACGACGCAGCAGGCCGTCTATTCAGCAGTCGATTCTGTGCGCCCATTGTCAGTCACTTTCGCCGTCTATGCGGCCACGCAACTCGCGGCGAATGTATCCGTCACAGTGACGGCGGCAGCCGGCTACACCCATGCGCAAGTCGCTCCATCGGTTCAAACCGCCTTGCAGAACTTCATCGCGCAGACGGCATTGGGGGCAGGACTGAACTACTCGCAGCTCTACGCGATCATCTGGGGCGTCCCCGGCGTGGCAGACGCGACGGGGCTCCTGCTCAATGGTGGAACGACAGACATTGCTGGCAACGCGCAGACGGTCATCGTCCCTGGCGTGATAACGGTGAACTGACTTGACTGGTGACTCTCAAGACATGCTGCAGCGCTTGCAGCAGGGCTTGCCCATCGGCTGGTTTGGCGACAACGCCACCAACGTGCAGGCGATCCAATCGGGCACGGCATGGGCGCAGGCCAATATCTACAACCAGATCACCTATGCGGCCATGCAGGCGCGTATTCAAACCGCAACCGCCCCGTTCCTAGACATCGTGAGCCAGGATTTCTTTGGAACCGGCGTTCTACCTCGCTTGCCGAACGAGACGGACGGCGGATTCAGAACGCGCATTCTGGCAAACCTGTTCGCAAAAGGCCCACGTCGCGCCGATATGAGCGCCGTGCTTAATGTGATTACAGGCCACACGCCAACGATTTTCGAGCCGAGCAACACGACCGATTCCGGCGGGTGGGGCGGCCTGTTTTATTGGGATTCCTCTGTCGGTCAATGGGGCGATCCGCTGCCCTATCAATCGTTCGTTACGGCCTATCGGCCAACAGGTGGCACGATTGACCTGGGAGAATGGGATGCGCGCCTATTCTTTGACGCCTATGGCGCGTGGAGCGACGGAACGCCGACAAGCACCACAGATGCGGCAATCATCGCTGCGGTGGAGAGCACGCGGGCGCTTGGGACGGTGGTCTGGATGCGCATTGCCGATGGGCCAGTGACGCCATAACATTTCGATTTTCCTCTAGCCTCCTTCGGGTGGCTTTTTTACTTCTGGAGCTACAATGGATCGTCCCATCGTTTACACGCAGGAGCAGGGCCGCAGCACGGACTTCCTGTTTGCCAGCCGCGCCACCATGATCGGTCTTGGCAAGCTCGCCAAGGCCATGCTGGGCGCAAACACCATCATTGAGGGGCTGGCTGTTGCGCCCACCGCCCCGGCGTCTCTGGCCGTGCAGGTCGGATCGGGGCAGATTTACAGCTTCCAGCCGGTTGACTCGACCGCCTACGGAGTGCTGCCTGCAGACACTGCGGACAGCATCGTCAAGCAGGGCTTGTTGATGCAGGCGACCACTCTCAACACGCCCGCGCCGACCACGTCTGGATACTCGATCAACTATCTGATCGAAGCGGCGTATCAGGACAGCGACGCCAATTCTGTTGTTCTGCCTTATTTCAACTCCGCGAACCCTTCCCAGCCGCTGAGCGGACAGAACAACAGCGGGGTCGCGCAGCCGACACAGCGCCAGGGGCTGTGCGTGGTGCAGATCAAGGCTGGCGCATCCGCGACCACGGGCACGCAAACGACGCCCACAGTGGATGCTGGCTACACGGCGCTGGCCGTGGTGACGGTGGCCTACGGGCAAGCCTCGGTGACTTCATCCAACATCACGCCAGTGGCCGGTGCGCCGATCATCAGCAACTTGCTGACGATGATGCAAACCGCGTCATCTATCACCGCTCAGGACGTAGGAAGCGTAAATGCCTACGCGATGAACCTGCAACCAGCGATCAGCGCCTACACATCCGGCATGATCGTATCGATCCAGAACATCAAGGCCACGAACACCGGCGCATCGACGCTATCCATCAACGGGATGCCGTCGCTCCCGATCTACGGGCCTGCGGCAACCGCCATGCAGGGCGGCGAACTGGCGGCAAGCTACGGCGCGATCCTGCGCGTGAACTCGGCGGCAACGGCGTTTGAACTGGTGGCGACGGCCGGTGGAAGTCTGCCGGTGAAAGCCGCAACGCAAAACGGGCAAGCGGTGAATTTGGGGCAGCTTTTCATTGGCAACCGCAAGGCCGTGTTTACCGCTAATGGCTCTTGGACTGTTCCGAGCTATATTTCGACGATCTGGGTGAGCGGATGCGGGGCTGGCGGAGGTGGAGGCGGCGGTAATAATCTGGGTTCTAGTACGGCGGGGGCTGGTGGTGGTGGTGGATTCCCTGGAGTAAGCGTAATCAAACATGCCATACCTGTAACAGGAGGCCATTCCCTATCTATTACTATCGGCGCAGGCGGAGTGGGTGGAGCTGGAACCGCTAGTTTAGCAAACGCATCCGCTGGTTCAGCCGGTGGTAACACCGTTTTATTTGACTCTACATCTTCGACCACGTTGCTGACACTTGCCGGAGGCGCCCCAGGTAGTGGAGCTATCACTTACCAAACAAATTATGTTTTTGGTGGCGTAGGTTCTTCTGCTGGTTGGTGCGCAGTTGGAACAGCTGTAAGTTCGAGTTCCGGCGTCGTTGGTTATGGCGGTGCGGGGCAAGGAGGTCCATTTGGTGCTGGTGGTGGTGGTGGTGGTGGTGTGGCTGGTGGTGCTGCCGGTGCCGGTGCTGGTGCTGGTGCTGGTGGTGGTGGTGGTGGTAGTCCTGCTAATGGTAATGGTAATGGCGGTCCTGGCGCAAATGGCTTCTTAATCATTGAATGGTGATAATATGACTCAGCAAGTCCTTTACAGCACGACAACGGCGCAAGTCTTACAGTGGCAAGATACGGAACAGTTTGGTTATGGCGCGGCACTGGCCAATACCGCGACGCTGGCGGTAACGCCCACGCAGTGGGAAAACCAAGCTGGTGAATGGTGGGTTGTCAACGGCGCATTGACGCAGACTGACCCGAATGCGCCGACTACCGCGCAGCTACTCGCTCAAGCGCAATCGGATCAGATCGCCTTACTCCGCGCCGCTTACCAGCAAGCCATCCAGCATCCGGTGAGCTACACCAGCAAGGGCGGCGTGACCAAGACGTATCAAGCCGATCCGGGCAGCGTGGCAAACCTGCAAAGCATGCTGCTGTCCTTCGGTGCCACGCAAACCGCCCCGTCTGGCTTTTACTGGGTAGCGGCAGACAACACGCAAGTGCCGTTCACCTATGCGGACATGCAAGGGCTGGCGCAGGCTCTCGGCACGCAAGGCGCGGCGGCGTTTCAGCACTTGCAGACGCAGAAGTCTGCAGTCAATGCCGCGACAACGGTGGCCGCAGTCCAAGCAATCACATGGTAACGACCTCTCAAAAGGAAGTCGGATCGCCATAACAAGGAGTGATTCGACTTTTGCTTTCTTTCACTTGTTCAATCTATATATTCTGAACCATGCCAATCGACAACAGCATACACGCCCACGAAACCAGACTGACCGTGCTCGAGGGGCAAACGCGCGAAATACGCAGCACGCTCAAAGAGCTTGCTGCAGACATGCGCCGATTGGCCGAGGCTACGATCCAGCAGGCCGAAGACCGGGCCGCACTCAAGCGGGCCTTCGAGCAGATCGAGCGAATCGACAACCGGATCACAGACCTGCAAAGGGACTTCGAGAAATCCGAGAAAGAGCGACTGGAGCGGTCGGCAAAGATTGCCGAGCACGATCTCAGCCAAGTCCGGGAAGACAAGAGAAAGTTCTACTGGATGATGGCGAGCTACGGGATGGCAGCAGTATTTGGAGCTGTATTGGCGCACTTCGGAATCACGGTGCTTAAATAACAGGAGAAAACCAATTGACTGTTCACCATCCTTATGGCATTGAACAGTTACTGAAAGCGCCGGTTTTGATTGCATCCGCGCACTGCCGCCGAGTGCCGGATAGCGCCGGATAGTGCCCGTTAGCTGACGCGAACGCCCGCTAGCGGACACTAACGGACGCTAACGGACGCAACTATTGACAAACGGGGAGGAAAACAAATGATAGATCGGACACGAGGCGAATCAAATTGCAATCCGGGCAATATTGAACGCAGCGCCACGAAATGGCGCGGGATGTGCGAACAGCAGACCGATGCGCGGTTTGTCTCATTCCAGACGCCGCAATACGGCATCCGCGCATTGGCTACCGTGCTACTGACGTATTACCGTCAGCACAACCTCAAGACTATTTCCGGGATCATTAACCGCTTCGCCCCGCCTGGCGAGAACGACACGCAAAGCTACATCATGGCCGTCGCTCAAGAGGTTGGCGTAAAACCAGATGAGATCATCAATGTCAGCAACCGGGATACACTCGAAAAACTGGTAACGGCAATCATCCGGCACGAAAATGGGCGAGTGCCGTATTCGCCAGATATCATACGGGCGGGAGTGGATTTGGCATGAACAACGACGACAAAATGATGCTGGGTTTGTTCCTGGTGACGGGCGTCATGCTTTGGCTTGCCTTCTTTTCTGCTGGCGCATTCGGCGGAACATTGCCAGACCCTACGCTTACCCCGGGCGTGACGCGCAATCTGACGCTTGACCAGATATGCGGCACCAAGTGGGGCAAGGACGCCAGGGCAGTTACCGCAGCAATGAAAGCGCACGTTTACGCCGAGTATCATATGACACCGCATCAGGGAGAATGCGCGCTGTCGCCTCGTGGATGCGAGATTGACCACGTAATCAGTCGGGAATTGGCAGGCGCTGACGATGTGCGCAACCTTTGGCCTCAACCATACGGCGGGAAATGGAATGCCGTAATGAAAGATCGCGCGGAAAATGAAGCACATAAACGTGTGTGTTCAGGGAAAATAACGCTTGAATATGCGCAACATGCTATTTCAACAAATTGGATTGATTTTTATAAAGAGTTGTTTCCAGCTAAGTAACATGTTTCCATCCGATACGACGAACAATTCCGCTTATTAGGGCGCTGGTTACATTGTATTTTTGAGATATTTCTTTCTGTGTTTTTCCTTCTGCGTACAATTTACGAATATCGACTACATCTTTTTCGGTCAACTTAGACGCTGGCCGCGACTCTCCACGAGATATTTTTTCTGGATGAATGGTTGCACCACTACGGCCTTTCGATGCCATATCACGTCCATTGTCTAGAGCCGTACCAAGAAATAAATGATCCGGTCGAACGCATGATGGATTATCGCACCGATGAAGTACATCCAATCCTTTTGGAATCGCACCATGATGCAATACCCAAGAAAACCTATGCGCTCTACGCTCCATTCCGACAGGAACAG